TTTTTGTAGGTAACTACGGCTATTAAACCTTGTGGTATCTAATTGCACGCTGTCTAGCGGTATGGTATTGTTAGGATAAACGGCTATGGAACGTATGCGGTACGGTGCAATGGCTTTTTTGGGTACGTCTTTCTTTAGCTTTAAAAATAAATCAAACCTGCGATTTTTGTACTGATTGGTATCTACCTGTATAAGGGGTAAATAGAATAGTACAATTATAAAGAAGTTCAAAAAAGGTCTAAGAAGCCCAGTGTTTACAAAGCATTGGGCTTTTTTTATGGGCTTTTTTTTGTCCACCCTACGTAAATAGAAAAGTACATTAAATGCCATTTAAAGCCATTTTAAGTGCGTTTTAAACCAGCTAGATATACCATGAGCTTAAATAGCGTGCATTGCCGCTATGACAAGCAATACAAAGGTAAACAACCACACATTAATACAAGATAAGGTGGGTCCTAAAAACGGTACAATTTAGTAGGGTGGACAGTAGGGGGGACAGTAGGGGGGACAAACGGGCGACCAAAGCAAGCTTATAACAGCTACAAAGTGTACCAAATAGAACCATTAAGTGCCGTTTATGCGTCTATAAGTGATACAAAATACCTAGTTTATACAGGTTTAAACATAGTTATTTTACTGGTATACAGTATTATAGCTTAACGAGTGAATACAAAGCCGCAAGAAAGACGGTACTATTTGACCAAAACAGCGCGCAGCTGCATCATCTCGGACTCTAAATCCGTAACCCGATCGTACAAATCTGCGGGGTTTGAAAAGTTAAATACAAATGCGGTCTTAAGTTTCCAGAGCTCTACGACGTCCTCTGGCTTTATAGTGTAAGATGGGTATTCAGACCTGTTGTCTGATTTAAGATAGAGATTACCATATTTATCGATACGATTTAGTAGACGCTTTATAACGATGCCGTCGTCCTTAGTGACGACTATATATATCTGATCATCTTGTATGTCTGTAAAGTTTTCGCACCACTCGCCTACTGCAATGCTACTATCGTGTAGTGTAGGCGTCATGCTATGCCCCTTAACCTCGAACATTCTAAAAGTGCCGTTGTTTAGCAGCGGCAGTCTATAAGATGGAAGCATCTCCAAGTACTCGGGATCACCATAACCGTCTAAATAGCCAGCTTGCGCATAGTGAGGTACCAGGATTACATTCTCTTCACCCTGTGCGTTTGCTGAGATTACATAAGGTGTCATTGAGTCTCTAACAAAATTATGCGTGCTAGGCTTCACCCAACCTTCTTTGTTTAAAAACATAGAACCTTCACCGGTAAGCAACCAATTTACATCTACATCCAACTTTTGTTTGAATGAAATTAAGGTCCTACCGTCAGGAATTCTACCTTTTGTGTAATTATTTATAGTAGTCCAAGAGACCCCTAATCTTTTAGCTATTGCTGTTGTAGTAAGGCCTAACGATTGAATAACTTCCCCTACTCTTATATTTATATCATCCATATTGAGATTTTTTCTAACGAATGTTTGGTTTAAACCAACCATTCGTTATATATTTGCACATATCTAATCAAGAAAATACAAATATATGCAAACGAATGTTAATAAAAATCGCAAAGCAGAGGTTAGGGCGGACTATAAAAAAACATTAGTGTCGGGTGATCTAATAAGAATAGCTGAATTAAGCAATGTGAACACGGCTACTGTGTGGCGGTTCTTTCACAACCAAAGTGACAATGCAGATGTTGAAAGAGCCTACCACCTTTTGATGGAAAAAAAAGAGCAAGACATTCAAGAACGTTTAAAGAACTTATAGCATGTACCACCCATTTCAAAACACGATGTGCGTCGATCAGAGCGTATTTTATGACCACCTTGGACTTCTTGACTATGAAGTTTTTAAGAAATGGGTGCAGCGCAATAAGTTGCGCAGGCTTCGCACTGCCGGAAACGGACGTGTCGGTCTTATAGCATGGCAGTCTGTACCTGCCGATTTTAAGACTGCGATTAAAAAAGCATTTGGGGACCCGTACAATTTGGACAGCGTGAAGTCTTTTATCAACCAGCTGCAACCAGATAGTGCCGCGGCCATATTCTTTGAAAAGTATAAGTTTGAAAACGGTTCTGGCATACCTGCAAGTAAAATAGTGCAGTACTATGCTGAGGCCATAATTCTCAACCTTTACGAAGAGCAGTGCCTTAAAATGGCCAGTAAGAAACGCCAGGGCGCGGGTATTAAGATGACAAGCACAAAACAACACATCGTTGCTGTCATAAATGATCTTAAGGCTATTAACCAAGATGGTGGCAAAGAAGCAAAGTACCCGCACAAGCTCCCCAGCAACTTCCGCGCACTAGACCGCAAGCTCGCGGCATATAAAAAAGACGGCTACAAAACTCTTATACACAGTAGTCTAGGCTCAGTGTCTAACAGCGTTAAAATAACAGGCGACATTGCCGACTGGCTTCTTGCAAGCTACTGCTTACCTAACAAGCCTGTAGTGCCTGTGTTGCACACGCAATATATGAAGACTCGCGATGCCATGGGCTGGCCAGAACTATCTGAACGAGCAATAGGAATGTGGCTAGAAAAGCCCACGCAACGTAAAAAATGGTTTTTACCTCGCCATGGTGCTGAGGAATACCGTCGCATATATGGCCATAAGATTACCCGCGACCACAGTGACATGTTTCCAAATTGCCACTGGGCAATAGATGGAACGAAACTGGACTGGATGCACATAAAAGACAACAAGATGGGCATGGGTGCAGACATGAAAATAGACGTTGTATTCGATGTGTTTTCTGAGAAAATACTCGGCTACTATATAGGCACTGAACACGAAAACTACCAGCACCACTTTAAGGCACTTAAAATGGCAGCGCACGAAAGCGGCTCACGCCCATTTCTTATTAACTACGACGGTCAAGGCGGCCATACCACCGCTACCATGCAAGACTTGTATAGTAAAATGGTCGCAAAAAACGGCGGAACGCACTACAAGCACCGCGCAAGGGAACACGGCTCACCAGCTGAGCAGCTTTTTAAGAGATTCCAACAACAGGTGCTCAATACTAAGTGGTTTAGCGACGGTCAGGGCATCGCGAGCAGTCACACGCTTAACAGCAAAATGAATGTAGACTTTGTTATGTCTAACAAGCATCGTCTGCACACCGTTGAGGAGCTTATAATCATCTTTAAACAAGAGGTAAATAACTGGAACACCATGCGCCACCCAAAGTTTCAAGAAACGCGCAATCAGGTATACAATCGTGAGGCAATCATGCGAGAAGGGTTAAACATGTTTGAGATAATGGACATGTTTTGGGTCACAGCCAAGGACAATCGCCGCTATGAGCGCGATGGCATTAAGCCAATAATAGGCAAGACGCAGTATCACTTTGAGGTTTATGACGAAAACGGCATGCCAGACTTAGACTTTAGAGACAAGTACACAGAGGCTAAGTTTTTTATTCAATATGACCCTGACCAGCTAGACAACTATGTACGCCTGCTCATGGAGCTGCCTAACAAAGACCGAGTTTTCATTGCAGACGCACAACCGGTAAAGAAACTCAAACAAGTTCCAGTACTTATGACCACCGGCGATCATGAACATGCGCACAAAATGCGCAAGGTGCGCGATACAGAAATGGCTCGTATAGAACGTGAACATCTACAGCTACAACAGCGCACGGGCATCACGCCAGAGAGCATGATAGACCAGCAAGAACTAGCACACAAATTTGGCGGCAAGCTTCCTAAAGAGCAGCGCACAGCTGCCGAGGCTGACTCCTTTTTACTAAGAATGTAACCTTTTAAAACTCAACTAAATGAACACACCTTCCAAAACAATGATGTCACGCGAGCTCGCTCGCATGAGCAAGCGCAAATCGCAGAAAAGACTTGCCCTACAGTGTGCAGTATCTACTGCTACTATCTCACAAATGATTAACGGCAACTGGGAAAACATCTCAGACGAGATGTGGTCCCGTGTTAAAGTTTCATTAGGTATAGATCCCAACTGGGTAACGGTAGAAACCGCAAACTTTGGCCTTATACACAGCATTTTAAACCACGCCCAGGAACAGTCGGTTTCCATGGCCATAAGTGATGCAGCTGGGCTCGGTAAGACTGAGGCTTATAAGGCTTACGACCGCCAGGGGACAAACGTGATTTACATACAGTGTAAGAACTCGTGGAGCAAAAAGAGCTACATGCGCAACCTTTTAATTGCGGCTGGTTTAGAGGGTCTGGGAACTACAGAGCAGCTTATTGAGCGATTTATAAACCACTTAAAAGGCCTCACGCACCCGCTCGTTATTATAGATCAGTTCGACAAGCTGAAAGATCCACAAATAGACTTGTTTATGGACTTTTATAACGATTTAAATGGACATGCAGGCTTTATAATTTCAGGTGTTAAGGCATTAGAAAAGCGGGTTCTCAACGGTTTTAACCGCGATAAAATAGGCTATGCAGAACTCTACAGCCGCATAGGCCGCAGGTTCATAAAACTAGACGCAATAAATCTGAATGATGTTAAGGCAATCGCTGTGGCAAACGGCATAACAGACCAAGACGACATCCTCTACATATATCAAAACAGCGACAATGACTTGCGACGTGTGAAGCGTGACATTGAGATTAAACAACGTTTAGCTAGAAGCACTAAGCAGCAGCGCACACTAGAAGTTAAGTAGTCATGGCGAGACTCAAACGAGCCGTCTCGGTGGACGAGATAAGTAAAAAAGAGTTCATTGATATTCCGCTTTCGGTAGATTTTAAAAAGCTACTTGGCACGCCATCACGAGAAGGTAGCTGGATGATTTGGGGACCTAGCGGGTCGGGCAAAACAACGTTTACCCTACAGCTTGCCAAAGAACTCGCAAGGCATAATAAGGTCGAGTTCCTTTCACTTGAAGAAGGTGCCGGCCGTTCCATGCGAGACGCTGTTGTAGAGTGTCGCATGCATGAGTGTCGCCGTGGTTTCTTTAAAATATTGATAGGTCTAACCATGAATGACGTGCGTCTTCGGCTTTCGCGAAAGCGTACTGCAAAAATCATCATCATAAATTCTGCACAGTACACATTTTTAACGCAAAAAGAGTACTTCGAGTTAAAGCAGGAACATCCAGAGGTGCTCTTTATATGGATTTCACACGCTAAGGGCAAAGAGCCGAAAGGCGCACTGGCAGAGGCGATACGATATGATGCAGACATAAAGATAAGAGTAGAGGGCTACAGGGCATTTTCTGACAGCCGTTTATCACGAGGATTAATAACCGCACCCTATGACATCTGGTCAGAAGGCGCAAAAAATTACTGGGAATTATGAAAACAATATATGAACACATGAGCATTACACAGCAAGCTTACAACGACTTGCTATGGAAATTATATTTTAAATACTGCGACGGCCAGTCGCATAACTTAAACGACTTGCAGCGTCTTCTAGCAAACAAAAAGATGTACCGCTTTTTTATGGTACAAATCACTGGGCTAGAAGTGGACTTAATAGAAGAGATGCAGCCCTATGTGCATCTTAAAGATGGTCCAGCAATGACAAAACTATGGCTCAAGCACACAAATGTTATACACGGCTACTATAACGATGCTCTTAAACAGCAAGCAAGAAAACTAACCATAATAAACACCATACAAAAGCATGATCTTAGACTCATTCAGAATTAGAGAGGTGCTGTGCTACAACAGCATTAAAGCCCGCACACTTAATGCAGGCGAGTGCATTGTGATACACCAGCACATGCAACAGGGACATAAACTTTCACCCAAATTAGAAAGTAAAATAGCCGCTATAAGCCAGCTTATAGATAAAGAAAAATGGGTGAGACCCATTGTGCAATACAACGCCGATAGACAATTAGAAATCCATAAACAACAATAAAACCATGAGCAACACAACAGACACACCGCAAGTTTCAGAACTTACCGAAGAGCAACTAGAGGCCATGCTGGCCGCTAAGCGCAAATCAACTAAAACAAACCAAGAGCGCGAGCAACGCGCCTATGTAGAAGCACGTGACAAAATGATAAATGCCATCATCACAGACGTGGTAGACGTGCATGAGCAACTCACCAATCTTAAAACACTGTGCCACGCTCGTATGGAAGAGCATGCCGTTAAACTAGCCCACTATGGCAAGCTGCGCAGCAATAGCAAGGGCGGTTTCTCAATCACTACCGAAAATGGCGCGCTGCGCGTTACTCGCCGCCGCGACACAGAGCCTGTTTGGGACGAGCGCGCCGCAAAGGCGGTAGAGCTCATTAAAGACTTCTTAGGTGACACCATTAAGAAGCGTGACATAGACACATACGAGGTTTTGATGACCTTTATTGAGCGCAATGAAAAAGGCGACTTAGAATTTGCACGAGTTATGGACTTGTTTAAGCACGAGTCGCGCTTTGAAGACGAGCGCTGGCAAGAAGGGCTGCGATTGATTAAGCAGTCTTATGGCAACCACTTAAAAGGCTACGGCTATGAGTTCAAGCGCAAAGCGGCCGACGGCAAGTGGGACAACATCTTGTTAAACTTCTCAAGCCTGTAGCCATGGACACATTTGATCTAGCAATTATAAGCATGGCAGTAGCCGTGATTATCGTAATCGCGATAGGCGTTTACAGGGAAGAGGAAAGAAGTAATAACGACGAAAACACCCTGTAAAATGCCAACAATAATTAAGGAAATAGACGCAGACACCTACACGGTAAATGACATTTTTTGTTACCGCGATAGCGATGGAAAGTGGCACGAGACAGAGGAACTTACAAGCGAGGAAGCCCGGACTTTCTCTAAACACTTAAGGACAGTAGGCGGGTAACGTACCCGCCTGCAAGGCGGTGCAGCGGTACAAAATGCTGTTGATTCAGTAGATGCGCCTGTGATGCGTGTTTAGAGGTAACGCCGTAAAATTTCACCTCTAAAACATGTCAATGGTGCTGCTTTAATTCATAGCCACAATCACAGGAAAATCGGCAGCTATGCCACAAATAGCACTGTCCTTACAGTTCCCTTCCCATACTGGAAGGGCTGGGGATGGGCTTAAAAACACACTTTAATACTTAAAACATGAATGCAACAAAATCCCAAAAGCAATTAATACACATTAACGCCCCGACACGCGACCTTAAAGAGGAATTTGTGCAGTGGGCTACAGACGATAACAGCAAGACCAGTTGCAGCGATTTAAATTTTGACCAGGCAAATTTGATACTAGAAAAACTAGGCCAGAAGCCACACAGCAAAAAGGCGCATGCCTACGGCATCTTTAACAAGCGCAACGTGCAGCACATGAAGGTGGTGTCGCTCACCAGACAACTGGGCTGGGACAAACGCCACCCGACCTACGGCCGCGTCGCCGACATGGACAGGCTCGGCGCATGGCTAGAAAGCGACAAATCGCCCGTAAGAAAACCGCTTAAATCCATGAGCTCGACAGAGCTTACCACGATCATAAACGGCATGACTGGCATGATTTCTAAACGCTACAAATAGTGCCAGAGCCATGTTCACACCCACCACAAAACCGCGTCATTAAAGTAATTGCCGCAGTGGTATGCTGCGAGACCACCGTAGTGTTTTGTACGCTGTGCGGCACACACCTCACAGAACCAGTAATAAACTGCTAGTTTAAACCCCTTTTAATAACCCTTTAAACCTCTTAAAAATGATACACTTAATCTTTGTCACCTTACTTACCGCCTACATAATAGGCAACTGTTACCTCGTATACTGCTATGTCCTAGACGAGCAAGACACGCCAGCACATTATCGCATTAAAGGCTTTAAACTCGCCTTGACGATTTTTATAATGTTATGCTTAGGCTTAGCTATTGTGGCATTCTTTGCCGTTCGGAGCGGACGCAATTTATAAAACACAATAACTCAAACCGCACGACAAAATGACACGACAAGCACAGCTCAAAAAGCTACAAAACCAGCGCAAGCGGCTGCTTAGCTACCTTACGGGTACGCACAGGCCACCAGCGGTACATGACAAGCTCAGGTTGTGCGGCGAGATAGCACAGCTGCACAACCACATTTTAACCCTAGAGGCCATGCCCTACGCGCAGCGCAACGACACCATTAAGACGCACACACTCTATTTACCTAGCACCATTAACGATTAAGCAATGCAAGATCTCACAATCTCTATTAAATTAAGGCCTGCCACGCTAGAGGCCGTTTGCGACACCTTCCCGCGTGACGAGCGCATGTGGCCTAACGTCATGGGGCAGGCGCGTGAAAAACGTGCGCTCATGTCTGTACTTATACCGCTTTCGCGAAAGCTTATCAAAACATCCCTAAACCACTCAACCAAGCCCAACCACCTTAAAAAGTACAAGGTAAACATGGCCTATCATGAGGCAAGCGTGCTGGAACAATGGTTAGCGCAGCAATATGCTACCATGTCCCTGGGCTATGATCGCCACGCGTGCGCAACCGTACAATTTGCCCTAAATGAGTTACTGGCATGAGCGCATTTACTTTTAACCCGCAGCAGCTCGCATACATTGCGCAACATTACAACACCAGCACGCAGGCAGAGCTGTATACTGCATTAAAGTTGGAACACGTGGTAAAGCCCACCACATTCCGTACGCAGCTCTATGCTAACGGCTACAAGCGGTTTAACAAAGCTAAATGGACACCGCAGCAAGTACATTGCCTGCGCGATAACTTAAACTATATGGGCAACGCCGCGATTGCCGCACACATTAATGCGACTTGTGGCGCTCATTTTAAAGAAAAACAAATAGACAAAAAGTTAAGCCTACTAGGTCTTACCCGCAGCACAGCAGGTTTTAAACGGGTAAAAAAACAGTACAAGGAGCAGGGCGTTTACAACCGTGCAAACAAAAAAAAGTGGGAAAAAACCAGAGCACATGAAGGTGCGACGCGCATCTATAAAAAAAACCGCAAGTACATAAAAGCAAATGGCACTTTTACACCTGCCGCACCGCACTACTGGCGTTTAAAACACGGTGACTGCCCAGCCGGTTATGTGGTGTGGCATATAGACGGCGACGCTACAAACAGCGACCCCAGCTGTGCAAATTTAGAACTCATTACCATGGCAGAGAGTGCCAGGCGTACGGCAGCAGTTAATACAACCCGCCCAGAATCGTTAAAAACAGCAATTAAATTAATCAATAAATTATCTAAAATCTTAAAACATGAGCAAAAATAACAACCTGAACGAGCTTAACAGCATTCTTTTTGAAACCCTACGAGGCGTACAAGACGGCACCATAGACGCGCAGCGAGCAAACGCAGTGCAAAGCCTGGGCAACACGATTATAAACGGCGCAAAGACCTTGTTGCAGGCGCACAAGCAAAGCAAGGCGACAATGGCACCAGCATTTTTTGCGCTGCCAGAACCTAGCGCGCACCACTTATTAGACAATGGTAAATCACCGGCAGAGGCTTTTGTCGCTATGAAAGGCTACATCAGCATTGCACAATGCCGTGCAGTACTGGGCGAGCGTGCATATACAGACGAACTCGCAGCATTTAAAAAAAATCACAACATCGCAAACCGCATGTAAATGGAAACGACATACACCGTAACAGGCGCAAATACCAGCGTCATGTGGAAATTTACCTACGACGCAGCTGGCCACTTGCGCGCTTTTGAGTTTATAGATGGCGCGCTAGACCAGAAACAAATAGACTGGCTATTTACAGGCAATCGTTTCCCGTATTCTGAAAACCGTTTTAAGTCCATTTTACAGCCGCTTAAAAATTTTGTCATAACCCAAGGCGAGCCAGACTTGTCCTTCGAATCCTTTTGGAACGCCTACGGCAAGAAAGAAAAAAAACTGCTCACAGAAAGAGCGTGGAAAAAGATCAGCGATGTAGATAAGATAGGCGCACTGCGCTACATAAAACGATACAACCAAAGCCTAAAGCAATCAAACGGCATCGCAAAACAATACCCGGACACCTACCTAAACCAAAAAAGATGGCTCGATGAGCAGTAAATAAGTATCCTGCCATCATCTATGCGGCTAGCATAAAAACCATCAAACGCAATTAGAATTACAAAACTTGAATTATAAACTAAACCCGCTTTTTTGCCAAACACTTGATATAGCACGTTGCGGGGAATTTAAACTAAAAATTATTATGGCAATATTTGAAACAGCAGACGTTGGAACAGTTGCATTAATCCAACAAACAGAAGATGGTAGAATTTTACAAATTGGATTAACTCCAGAGCAAAGCAATATGTTACAGTTCTTTTTAGCGAAATTATCTGAAACGAGTAAATTAATTCAAATGCCAGAAGACTACGATTTGGTGTTAAAATCTTCTTTGAAAACGAAAAAGTAGCAATGTGCTATAACGTTCCACATATCTTGCGATGGTGGCAGAAATTCAAGACCAATGCCAACAAATACAAAAAAATAATCAAGACTATCCGAGTCTTTTCGGACACAAACCAAGCCTGCCACTAGCGCAAATATGCTGTTCTCACTGCGGCTTTTTATTCCACAACACAAATGAAAACATTTAAAATAATTATCGGATACTTAATTGTATCACTTTTCGCAATAATGATAATATGCTGTTTTGCTTATAATATTTATCAAACTGGTTGGTATTTCATATTATCTCTAGTTATTGTTTTAGCTTTAATTGGATTACTTCTTTTTGGACTTTATCTTTTAAGCGACAATTACCAAGCTGAGCGATAACTAGCAGATAGACGCATAAACTTGCGTTTTTTAACAAAATTTAATATCAAAAACCATAAAATGAAACACCCAATAATACCAACAGCCGCTCTTAAATTTCTAGGCTTTAGCGAGCAAGAAGTAGTAACAGACGAGGGAATCTCGTACCAGTCATTTGATTTATCGCAAGGTGACAGCATTATAGAGGTAATAAACGATATAGACATTGCCACAGGCAAGGTAAAGTCACAAGGCCTCTATATATGTCTGGAACTAGACGATTGCAACATCGACCGCTCCATAGACATCTCAACCCTAGAAGCTGCGGTGGCACTCATGCAACGCTTGTACGATAACAACACAGCCGTCGTTACCCAACCAGACGGCACAGTAGACGCCATTTCTCAGGAATTAGAAAATGAGCTACAGCACCTACCTGTAGCGGGCTATGAAATTATAAAAGGACACTAAATGCAAACAAAAAAACAATCACTCATAGAAAGCCTCACAAACACAGCTGTGGGCTTTAGCATCTCACTTGCCGCCACCTTTGCTGTGTTCCCACTTGTGGGCATAACCACCAGTGGCGGCCAGAACGTGGCCGTTACGCTCTTCTTTACCGCCATAAGCATTGCACGTGGCTATGTGATCAGGCGGTGGTTCACAACCCGCGACCAGCCCACGACACAACCCTTGCATTGCCGCTGCGCTGTGCCACATGCCTCTAAAACGTAATAAACACCTCTTATTACACAATTACAGAAACCCGCTACATTTTAGTGGGTTTTTTTATACCCTCAAAGCACCAGTAAAATAAGGAAAAATGAAAATAAACAAAAATAAAACACGTTATTACGTGTTTTAATTTGGTTTAAACATACGTTATGACGTATATTTGTAGAATCAAACAATAAGTAATAACAATTTAAATCAAACATCATGGAAAATATTAACAACAACGACACGTACCAATTACTAGTTACCAACAATGTTTCTCAAATAAAGAACTTGTTTTCAAACACCTACATGGTAGTAGATAAAGTTAGTTTATCAAGTAAAGTTTATCTTTCTAATAACGACGGTGATATTCTGTTGAAGTTAGTTTCTGAGAACTCAAATGACTTTACTAAGGACATTGCGCAAAAAAGCTATTTAAATGAATGGAACCTTTCAGATAAGCAAGCTTGGTGTGTTGCGTACCAAATACACAATAACATAGAGATTTATAAATTAGCTTTCGTAACCTTTTTTAATGCAGTAGAAGCTTTAGATGTAGATCAGAACGAGTCTGTTGAAAACAACACAAACGAAAACGTTAAATATGTCGTCACATTTAATAACGAGGGATTTAATGACGTTCAAGAAGAATTTACTGATTTGCAAACTGCTTTTGCTGCTTTTTCTAAAGTAAATTTGAGTGCTTTAGAAGATGGACAAGAATATGAGCTGGTTAAATATGATCAAGATAATCAGGCAATAGACTGGTCTGACGCGGAATTAAACGCTATTAACTGGCCGCTAAATACGTGGGTTACGCGATCAAAAACAACTTCAAAAACACACACTAACATTTAAAATTATGAAAGACGTTTCAAAAAATACCGAACCGCAACAATCTTGTATAACCGCGGTTAGCAAATCGGTCTCGATTTCAGATAAGTGTAAATTGGACTTTGAAAAATGGTTAGATAAACAAGAAGTTGCACCTTATAAGGTAATGTTTTATGAAATACCTATAATTGTTCAAATATGTTATTTAGTTCAATGGTTTGATGTTGTAGGTTTGAATATTTATACTAAGCCAATATTTCATTATGGTGGATTAAGTTTTGAAGGATCTATCGAGGGAAGAGAGATTTCAAAAATAGAAACTGAATACTTCAAAACAAGAACTGAGGCATTTTTAAAATCAATTGAATTGGTTAACGTGCGTTATAACGATAATTTCGTTTAGACTGTTTGCTACACCGGGCTATCCTTTTCAAACAATAAGTAACATTTTAAACATCACTTATGAGCGACAAAAATACAACAATACAAGACGTGCGCAACGCACTGCAGCTAGACAATGAATCGATTGCACAGCTTTTAGGCTTTAAGGACGCCCGCAGCTATGGCAACAGCCCAAAGCGAGTGAAATACGAGCAATGCATCATTGCAATCTACAACCGCACAAAAGCTCTTCAAAATGAACACAACTAGATACCACGTCGTAGCAGGCCAGGAACCAGGCTCGTTTGTCTGCACAGACCAGCACAACGGCATCGTATGTATATGGCAGCAAGGCCAGTTTAACGACTCACAAAACACAACACTGCTAAACGACACTAACGACGCCCGCCCCATGGCCATAGCCCGCTACATGCGCCAAATGGGCGATTATTTACAAGAACATCACGCACCTAAATTATAAATCTTAAAATCAAAAATTATGTACGCATTAATCGCAATAGTATCTTTTATAGTCTTCATCGTCGCAATGCGCCTGCTAGGGGCATGGATGTTACGAATAAATGAAGTAATTTCAAACCAGAAAATTATTATCATTGAGATAAAACGCATGAACGGCTCGTTGCCTGGTCAGCAAGCTAATAAAACAGTTGAATAACCTGTGAATAACCGCAAGCACGATATGCTTGTATAAACAAACAAAAGCGTGTTATTTTTGATAACACGCTTTTTTTATGCAATACAACCAACTTAACCGCCAGCAACGTATAGAGATGCGCTCTGAGGCTATACGCAAAGAATATAGCAACCTAGATGCTATACGCGAAAACGGCGTAAAAAAGTACACCAGCGAGTATATATACACGCGCATTGCCAAAAGATACTTCATGGCATCGAGCACCATAGAACACATTGTTTTTGCGCGTGCGGGTTATTGAATCATAAAATTGTTATTGAGTTCCCGTTCTGGTCGCTCTCCCTCACTTACCGCAGCATCGCCAGGAACAACACCCTGCGTCATCTTAACTGCGCTGTGGTCTCTTGTTTGCCCCATAAAAGTTACGCGGTATAAGTTGCCCGCACCTCCCGTTTCTACTCTGCCAAAACTCACACGTCGCATGCCGTCTATGGCATCACTACTGTAGCCATGAAAAATGCTGTTAAGTGTGCTTAAATCGCGCAGGTATAGAAGGGCATCTTCTTGATTATAGCTGCCGTGTGCGGTGTCTAAAAAGGTTTCGTAAAATAAATACACGTCCACTTGCAGGTCTACGGCTTGCGCCAGCTGTGACAAGTCTGCACTATCCACACCGCGGAACTCGTAAAATATGGCATTGCCTTCCCAAGGGTGTTCGGTGTCTAAAAAACTCACCTGCTCGTGCCACAGGTCTTGCCAGTTTATAGCGGGCATTTTGGCTGCCACTTGCTCGCACAGGTCTACGTATAACTCCTCAAATGTCTGTATATCGCTCATTCTTTTATGCTTGTTTAAATCGGGTTAAAATCTGCTTTAAAAGCCACGTGTCCATTTGCTCCATCATCATTTTGCTGTGCCCCATAAACTGGCGTTTGGGCATTTTAAAAGTGAGCTGATTTTTGCGCATAAGCGCCATGTACTTCCACTTTGTTTTTTTGGTCTCGTAAAATTTTGCCCAAAAGAACTTGCGCATTTTAGGCGTGATGCGCATGCTTACCACGCCACCTTCATTGTGTATGGCAGCATAGGGAGCATCATTTACAATCTTAACGGTTCTGGCAGTGGCTTGTGTTATGCGCAGCTCGTTTTGAAGGTAGCTGGTGTTTGTTAAAATCGCACGGCCTGTGCCGCTCGCATCTTTGCGCCCAGCCCAGGGCGCAAAGGTTACATCTTCCCAGCCTTGTTTTCTAAAACTGTCTTGAAAAAAGTTAAGAGCCGTAACGCTCGCATAGCGAGGTATGTCTGCAATGAGCTGTGTTCCTATATTTTTAAAATCGGGCGCATTATTCTTCATTGCGTTCCTTCCATCGCTCGTTTATATCCTCGTTTACTTCTTTGGGCAGGTTCACAAAAACGGGGTGATCGTCACTGTAGATTTCAAGCGACTTGCCCACATGCTGTTTAAATCCTTTGTCGGGTTCCGTTCTAATCGTTCCACCTGTTACGGCCTTGTCTGTTTGCCGCACGCCACACCTGCATCTAAACGCATTCGGCGGGTACCACGTGTCCCAAAACGGGTCGTTCAGGGGTTTAATAGTACCGTCTAGATCTGCATGATCATCGCGCACACGTTTATCGCCCACGGTTCTATATTCCAGATTTGGGAACAGGTCTGCAGTTGCTTTAAAATCCTCCCATTGTCTAATCGCCTGTCCAGACCTGCGCGCTGTTTGAAACTCGGCTTGCAGGTAGTTGCGGTTAAAGGTTTCATTTATTTGCAGCACCTCTTTTTTAAAATCTTCCCAGCTGCGCAGCTTTCCTTCCTTGTCCAGCAGCGCATTTGTCATTGCTACGTTTTCACTATACGTTTTTGCAGCTGCAAAGCGATAGACATTGCTCTTAACCTTGCGCGCTGTTGCCTTTTTGTCGTTAGGAACTTCCTCGTCGTCCTCGTCATAGTCGTCACCTAGCCCGGCTGTAGCAGCACCTTCTAGCTCTTCATAGATAAGGGTTATTAAATCCTCGTCTAGCTCGGTCGCTTTAATTGTTCCATTAAAAAGCTTGCGCGCTATTGCGGTGATGGTGTTTTTCCACACACTTAAACCCGCCGCGACAGGCTCATAGTTGTCTTCTAGCCCGATGCCTTGGGCTGCATAATATGCAGCAATCTCGCTGGCAAACGCATCGGGCCTATTCTTTCCCGGCATAAAACCAGGCATCACATTTCTATAGCCGGTAACAATAAGCGGCAATCGCTCGTTTAAGTCTTCTATGTCTAGTTCAAAACCAGCATTTGTAAGGCTCACCGCTAGATCTGCAACCGTTTTAGCGTCCATCTCTTCGCTGTCGTCCCATTGCAGCCTGTGGTTGGTAAACGCGCTGTAAAACGTCGATATGCCAACGAGCTTGGGCAGCAAATCTTTGTTGACCAGGTGCCGTACAAAGAGTCTATCACTCTCGTGTCTGTCCTCGCTTAATCCTTGCATTACTTGCATGCTGCCATAGGTGCCTGTTTTCTCTTTTGCATCTACCGTTCCAGCTTGTCCAAGTACTGATTTTGAAAGCTCATCATTCAGCATGCTGCCCAGCTCTTTAAAAATCTGGTATGCGTCTTTGTCTGTGCTGCCTACGCTTTCTATGCGCTCGCCATCTTGCAGCACCATAATGTCCGCACTTTTTAGGTTTTGCAGTGCGGTTAGCAGCTCGGTTTCTCGTTTTTGCGTGTAGTTAGCGGTGTATGCGACACGCGGGTCTATACCATATTTTTCAACATAGTTAAGCCAGCTTCCCATGGATATTTTTTTGGCTAAGATGAGCGGTGCCATTTTGTACAGCTCACCTATACTATCATTTGCACCTATTTGCAGGTAGTAGCGCGCAAACGACCCCTGGCGATATGGAATGCCTGTGGCCTCACCTTCCTCTTTAGAAATCTCGCCACGTTTGGGCAGCAGGTGTGCCATGGGCAAGTCCTTAATGGTTTTAAGTTCCCCAAACACGTCAGTCTCATACAGCTCTATCACTTTTACACCAGTAAAATGTGACCATACGGCACAGCGTATAAATTCCATAAACCACGGTCGCATAAGCAGCTCTGTAAGCTCCTCGTTCTCTTCATCATTTTCATTAACGACCTTAAACTTGGCCTTGGTCACGCGCATCACGCGTGTTTCAATGATAGATCGTGTGTGTGAGTCCAGTAGTAGGTTTTCGTACAACTCTGACAGGAACTGCAACGTCGGGTTTTCAGGGTCTGTCGCCGTTTGCAATGCGTTGTTCCAGTCGCTTATGGTCTTAGGCGTAAACAGCAGTGCGTTGCCTTTAATTTGCCCGCTCAGTGTTTTGGGCGTGCCACCTGCACGTGCCTGGTGTCGTTCTGCAAACTGCATGCGCACCTCGTCGTCTGTGAGGTTGTTTACAATGCTTTCGCGAAAGCGTGACGGGTTAAAAATTCTATCTATAAGGCTCATATATTCCAGTCTGTGTTATAAATGTTTGCAAAAAAACGACCATCGCCGCTCGTATCGGTCGTTTCTGGTCTCGGCAGACTATCGGGTGCAAGTGTTCCAGCTGCCAGCATGTCGAGTTGTTTGTTTGCCCACTTCCAGTCCTCTAGGTAGTCTTCGGGAACCTTACGAGCTGCGTTGCGACGTATAAAATCATAGAGACACAACTTAACCAAAATGTCTACAATCAGGTAGTCGCGGTCTGCTGCTGTGGCGGCAAATATGGCTGTGGTGTCAAACCGTCCCGATAGTTTTGCCTTTATCAGGGCTATCTTTTTGGTCTCGATTAGTGCCATAAGTACCTCGGGTTGCTCGTCTGAACGTTCCGTTAGAAACTTGTCTATCATGCCTGCTTTCAGGTCTTGCGGTGTTAAGAATGTGTATGCCATTTAAAATCGGTGTTTAGTTTCATAATTTCCCATAGCGATAGGCCTGCCATTGCTGCTCATTATATGTTTACTTAAGAACTCAAAGCATTGCTGATCTGCATCGGGCGCATCGTCATTGCTATTGTAGCCGGGTTCTAGCGACAAGAGCTGCGCGATACCTGTTTGTGTATCGTTATGCGATTTTAATTTCTCGTCATAGTAGGCACGGCCGTTTTGGTAGTACACTTGTTGCATCATCATGCGATCGTACTTTTTAGTTCGCGGCGTGTCTACCTTAATTAAATTGAGCTGTATCTTATGGTGCGCCTCTACCTCGCGTATGGTACGCTCTACCTCGTCATTCCAAAACTGCGATTCATACCGCCAGTGTATAGCCACTGTAGGCGGTAAATGAAGTTGTACGTGGCACATCCATTCCAGTGCCTGGCGCATTTTAGTGCGCTTGACAAAGTTGTCGATATTCCAAAAATTCTTGCCGTGCAGGCCCCACACTTTTACTGCGTTAAAATCTGCTGTTGCTGTACCTGCGTATGCGATGTCCCAGTGTCCGACAATAATTGTGAAATGGTTTAACGCTGGCCGCTTGCCCCATTGTATTTGCTCTTGCGTAAAGATCTTACCCTCTATGTGCGGCTCGTTCAGGTACTCTGCTCTTGCTGCCAGTATGCCTATTTCACTCTCTATATCTTTAAAGTATTGCGCGCTATACTTGCCTGGCCACGTAGGCTCGTAGGTCACCGGGTTATAGGCCTTAACATGGTGCACCTTCCATTTAGGGTGTCTATTTTGCAGCTCTGTTTGTATCATACGAGGCGAGAACCTGTTGTTTGCGTACAGCATTCTGCGTCGTCGGCCATCCATGGTAGGCAACAGGTCGCGTTCTATCCACCGCACCATCTCGTCTTGCCGCCTTGGGTTCTTAACCAGATCCTTAGTCTCTATATCGTCTAAGATGACAATGTCGGGGCGTTGGGACTGCACCCGCAGTCCACGCACGCTCTGACCCATGCCCAGTGCCTTGCCTATAAAGCCGCTGCGTGTTCTAAAGTCACCAGCTTCCCAGTGGCCTTCTAATTTTTGCTCGCCAAAATCGGCGATGATTCGTGGGTTGCCCTCAAACTCGGCCTGTATGTCTTCTAGCAGCTGTTTTGCTTTGTCCTTGCTGTTGCCTATGATTACGGCATATTTTACCTCGTCATTGAGCCACAGCCAGTATAGCACGGTGACATCGCATAACACAGATTTTGCCAGGGCACGTCCCCACTCGGCAAAAAACTTGCCAGCAGGGTCCTTGAGAACCATTTTTGCAAACCTTACGTGAAAATCAGGTATCGCGCTGGTCGCATAGTGCGGGAAATAGTGCGTGGTACAAGCGGCATAGTCTTTTTTAAAAAGAGCAATCCGCTCGCGCTTTTCGTCTTTGGTCTCGTCAAAATTTATCGTACCAGAACTAGCCGCAAGTTTTAATTTCTCGCGGTAGCGTTCTAGGGCTATTTTATCTTTTCTAAGCATACCTATTTTTTAAATCGATTGCTCATGCCTGGTATAGGCTGCGCGCTGTAGGTTGTATTAATGCAGTTGTTGCGAAAATCAAAGTGCAAATTTGCCACCCATTTATGCATCACTTTACCTGCGCGCTGGTTTCTAAACCTCACTGGCTGGCCTACTTGCAGGTTTGCACCGTGTATTAAGAAAACGCGCCCTATTTCTAGTTGCCATTGTGCCATTGTGGCACGGTGGTAGGATAGCCCTATAATTATAAATCCCATTTTAAAAAGCAGGGCCACAGCCCAGAAAAGCCCATAGCACAAATACACGGGCGTTGTCAACACCTGTCCGCAAATGCGTGCTGCAATTCTTGCTACATTCTTAGCAGACCAACAGTAGATGCTGGCGGTTGTTTTAATACTATTTAAAAGGCTGTTAAACGGGGTTTGAACGACTGTTATATCTCGGTTTTTCATTAGTTAAATTTGGTAGAAATGTGTGTGAGGTGCTCTTCTTGAAACTCTAGGGTCTGAACATACAGGCGTGGTTCTTTGCGATTGAGCGCGTTAAAAATATCGTCCAGTACCTCAATGTAGGTACTTAACGAAATACGGTTTTTCTCGTCTAGATTTTCCAGCGTCTTGTTGTATTTGCTCACCTCGTCGCCTATGCTTGTGGCCTGTTTAGAGAGGGCTAGGCTTTCCTCTTTATCGCCCCTATTCTCGGCTTCTTTTACCTTATCAAACAGCGATAGCCGCTGGTCTGTGAGTTTGCCTATAACTTCTTTAATAGAGCCTATGCGGCTCTTAGAACCGTTAACACGGGCTTCGCGTTCTTGCTTCCATCCGTATTTTGAAACCCACTGGGTTACGGTCTTTTCGCTCACGCCCACTAGGCTGGCAATTTCTTTTTGCTCTTTAAATTGCATGTAAAATTCACGCGCAGCCCTGCGCTCTGTAGTCTTTGCCATTTTCTTAATTATACATGCAAAATTGAACCTAATTAACCTTTGTAAAAAACGGCCGTTTACCACCTTAGGCTTATGGCTAGTGCCTATAGTTACAGGGCTATAGCTATAAACATGCATTTTTTACAACGCAAAAACCGCCTAATCTTTGTCATCTCAAAACGGCATAAAAGCCATTACTTAAAACAAGATTCATTTGAACACAAGCTACGAAATTTACGCAACAGGAAACGCAGGGCGGCCGCTAAATATAGTGGCCAAGTCTGGCGACAATGTTGCGCAAATTTCTATTATAGGCCAGATAGCTAACTGGTCTGACGCAAACAGTGGCACGGTGCGCAGTGATATTCTTGTTTTGGGCAAAAAGCACAAGACCGCACATGTGTACATAAATAGTGAAGGTGGCAGCTGTATAGAGGCAAACGAGATTGTAAACATTTTAGAAGAGAACTTCGACAATGTACTGGTTATAGGTGGCGCCATCGTCGCCAGTGCCGCATCGTTTATTCTTTGCTCGTTTCCCAACCAGCTAAGCAAGAACTCGCAGGTGATGATTCATGAGCCACAAGGTTACTACAGCGGTACGCACAAGAGCATCACAAAGCAGCTTAAACTACTCAAGTCGCTTGAAGACGACTATGTTGCCATTTATGCCACAAAGACAGGCAAGACCAGTGAGGAAATCACCGCGCTTTGGAACGATGGCGACCACTGGATGAACGCACAAGAGGCACTTACTGAGGGCTTTGCCGATGAGATTGTAGGTGCAGTGCCTATAACGCAAGAAGACGCTCTGGCAATTACTGCCATGGGTGCACCCTACGAGGTTGCGGCTACCGTAACACCACAAAATTTGAATCCTAATAGCAAAAATATGAACCAGGAAGTATTAGCCCTACAGCTGGGCTTACCCAAAGACGCTACCGAAGCGCAGATCGCTGAAAAAGTGACCGCGCTACAAACGGTTGAAAGTGAGAACGCTGCTCTTAAACTCAACGCTGTAAACGCGGTGAAGGCACAAAAAGATGCAGACATTAAGGCAATGCTGGACACAGCAGAGCAAGAAAAGAAAATCACGCCAGACCTGCGCGCTCACTATGAGATGATGGCACAGGCAAACTTAGATAGCGTAAAAGCGATTCTAGCACACGCAACAGCTGTGCAGCCCATAAGTGGTCAACTCGCACCAGGTGCAACCAGCGGAACAACACCTACCGCGTTTCCTTACGAAACGTATAAGGAGTGTTTAGAGGCCAACGATGCAGCGGCATTTGATGCTTATCAAGAAAACGAACCAACAAAAGCGCAAGCATTGCTTGACGTGTACTACGCAAACTAGTACGTAAATCTTTAAAACGAAAAAAACACGATCATGAAAAACTCAATTAAAATAATGCTGGCTTTTGGACTGGCTTTTCTCGCGCTCTTTGTAGCCGCATCACCGGGTGGCAATTTTGTCACAAACGCCTTAGACGGCGAGAACATGTTCCTGCAAGCAGCGGGTGCAAAAACGGCGATGGCTGCGGTTGCAAAAAACGAGCTGCGGGAGCGTGAGCTTATCAAGACCTTCCGTCATGAAGGCACGTGGTTGTCACGCATTCCCAGCAAAAATAACTGGGTAAACAATGACGTGATCAGACTGAATGCGATGGGCGCAGATCCTGCCGTTTTGATAAACAATACCACCTATCCTATACCAGTTAACGAGCGCACAGACTCAAGCTCTGCAATCTCACTTTTTAAATACGATACAGAAAATACCGTTGTGACTGACGATGAGCTGTACGGCTTGCCTTACGATAAAATAGGCAGTGTACAAATGCAGCACCGTGAGGTTTTAGAGGAGCGCACACGTGAGCACGCACTTCACTCTTTAGCACCGAATGCAAACAGTGTCAACACACCTATCATAGAGACTACAGGGCCTACTATCGGTACCCGAAAGCGTTTGATTTATGCTGACCTAGTGAATCTTAAAACAAAGTTAGACTTGCTAAAAATACCACAGGCTGGGCGCATTTTAGTATTGAGCACAAATCATTTATCTGACCTCTTGCTCGAGGACAAAGCACTACAGGTGCAACTACACAACCACACGGATGGTATGTTAAGCAAGTCTTATTGCGGTTTTGAGCTGTATGAAGATATTTTCTCGCCAAAATACGCCATAGTTTCCACTGTGATTACTAAGATTGCTTTTGGTGCCACCACAGCAGGTCGTTCAGCATCTGTACTATTTCATGCAAAAACCACAGCCCAGGCTAGAGGTTCTGTAACAGCGTATACCTCATTAAGTAAGGATGATCCAAAAGGGCGCGAGACCATTTTAGGTTTTAGACTATGGTACCTCGCAATACCAACACGTGATTTAGGACAGGGCGCAATCGTAGACGCCATCGTATAGCATACCTAAAAAAGGTAGTTGAGGCGCGCTAGCCTATTGCAGGCAGCGTGCTCACCTACGGGTGATAATAAACATAAACACAAAAAGGCTGCAACACAGCAGCCTTTTTTTTAACACCACTAGCCGTGGCTAGACAACCACACAACAATGGTAACATCTGCACAATGTCTCAAAAAATATGGAAAGCCCGACGTGGCCATGGAGCGCAAGCACATGACCTTATGGGACGTGCCTGCTGCCATTAACAAAGCGATACCCGTTATTCCGAACATGATTTATTGCAACGATGACATGGTTGCGCCTTTGCAAAAGGCCTTTGAAAACATTATAGAACGTTGTCTGCAAGAGCAAATAAAAACGTGGGACGGGTGTTTTAACATACGCGCAAAACGCGGTTTAAAATCGTGGTCTTTGCATTCCTGGGGAATTGCCATAGACATAAACGCGGCTTGGAACAGGCTAGGCGCACAACCCACAATGAGCGCAGAGCTCGTAAAATGTTTTACAGACGCTGGCCTTCACTGGGGCGGTACCTGGACCCGAAAAGATGGCATGCACTTTCAACTAGCAAAAATATGAGGGCAGTTTACATCATAGCCATTGCGATACTACTTACCAGCTGCGGTGCGAAAAAGCCCGTGCTGCTAAATCAGTCGCGTACAGTTAAAGATAGTGTGGTCGTAACACGCAGTTTTGAAAAGTATTTAGACACGGTTAGTGTCCTTGCAGACCGCTCACAAATAAGCCTTTTAATAGACGCTATTAAGGAGATACCTGTTAAGGTGACAAGCGACACTGGCAGGTCTAGTGTTTCGCTACAGCGAAAAGGCAACCTGATAACAGCAACCAGCGATTGCAATGCTTACGAGCTAGAGATAGAACTACTGCGACAGGTGCTAACCATAGAGCGTGAACGCTTTGAGCAGCTTGAACAGACCTATGAGGTTGAAAAGAAGTTTGTACCCTGGTACTGGAAAATAGGCCTTTATGGCTCACTAGGAATTAACGCCTTGCTACTTATAGCCGTGGTGTTCCTTTTTGTAAAATCTAAAATTAAAACACCATTCACATGAGTAAAGTAACTTACACAACCGCAGACGGTCAGAAGTTTGTGACCGAAAACTATGCTAAGCTGCACGCGGCATCGCTCAGTAACAAGAGCGTCACTAAATCGGGGGGGAATACACAACCAAAACTGCTCACAAAAGCTGATCAGATCATCGCTTTTGCAACCGAAAGCACAGACCAAGACGCGCTCGTTGTTTATCTGGAAGCAGAAACGTCATTGAAAAAGCCACGAGTATCTGTTATAGATGCAATCGAGGGAAGATTAACTGAATTAAACGTAGACTAATATGGATCCATTCAATGGTGCCACTGTTAACCGTGTAGATGGTGGTTTAGGCCGCACAACTGCAAACAGTGACAATGTGTCGCTGCTGGTTATAGGCAATGCTATAGCGACAGCAGGTTTGCCGCTAAACGCGGTAAAACGAGTACTTGATTTAAAGGACTTAGAGACCATGGGCATAACTGCCAGCTATGACGATGTTAACAGCATTCTAGCACACCACCACGCAAGTGAGGTGTTTCGCTTAAATCCAGACGTAGAGCTGTATGTGGTATCTACAACGCCCGTATCGCGCAATGTAGAAATTGTGAAGGCTGTTAGAACCTTCCCACAAATTAAGCTTCTTGCCATTGCGGCAAATGTGACCGCTAGTCCTGTAGCTATTGCCGTAGAGGTTGCGGCGTTAAAACTTGAAGTGATAGACGAGCTTTTGCAAGACAAGATTAGAATAGACAGCATTCTTATAGGCAGCGATCAGTTTACTGCTGCTACCGCCATAAGTGCCTATCCTGACCTACGTGCGCTTAACACGCCTAACGTGTCTGTTATATTAGGTCAAGACCCTGCCGTCGCAGCCATTAAAACAGCCTATGCAAACTATGCAGCTGTGGGAACAGCTCTGGGGGCACTATCACGGCGTGGCGTAAATGAAAACTTAGGATCGGTCGATGCAAATGATAAACCGGATTATGCCAAAGGGCTTAACTACTGGACACTGAGCGACATCGCACGAGGCCTTTTCCTGACCGCAGCACTGCAATCAGGCAAAAACTTTGCAGCCTTAACGGCGGCTGAGCGACAGGCATTGAACGAGAAAGGGTACATCTTCATAGGCGGCTACGCTGGTTTTGCAGGATTCTACTTTTCAAATTCACCTACATGTACTGCAGTTACCAGTGACTATGCCTACATAGAAAATAACCGGGTTTGGAACAAAGCAGCTCGTGGTGTGCGCACCGCTCTTTTACCACGCGTAAAGCGTAATGTGTTAAAAGATCCAGAAACTGGTTTTGTGAAAACGAGCGAGGCACGGGAGCTAGAAAGTGTAGCGAGCAAGCCGCTACAAGACATGGTAAACGCTGGCGAGATAAGCGCGGGCGATGTGTACATAAACCCAGCCCAGGCACTCGTAGGAGAAACGGCGCTGGAGGTAAAAGCAACAATAGTATATAACGGCATCGTTTTCGAGTTCAATGTGGACTTGAGCGGCGCACAAAACATTTAAGATGCCTATAAACATTTTTAACAGACTAGGCCAGATAGCTGGCTGGAACGAGGTAACCGTGCGCATGTTAGGCCGCGACCTAGTAGGCATTGTAAACGTGTCTTATGAAGAGGTATTTGAAGACGAATACCTCATGGGCGCAGGTTCAAGTGCCGTGGGTTATGGCAAGGGAAACAAGATTAACACCGCAAGTATAGATTTGTACCAAGAAGAGGTGAACGCCATTCTCAGTGCATTGCCACCAGGGTTAAAACTGCGGGACATAGACGCGTTTGACATGATCGTTACCTATCGTTATAACTTGAACACCATCACAGACGTGGTGCGTGGCTGCCGTTTTAAAGGCGCAGGTAAGCAAATCGCCCAGGGCGATAAGGGAATAATTAAATCGTTCGAGTTAAACTGCCACGACATCGTGGAAAACATAAGATAAGATGGCAAAACCAGATGTTAAAGTATCAACCCCAAGCATAGGCGAGACCACACCAGAGCAGTTAACGGCTTGGAAAGCAAAGTACGGCAAGGTCTTTACGCTTGCCCAGGAAGACGATGCGGGCGTCACGCACCTTACCTATGTGTGCAAGCCCACATTTGAACAGGTGCAGAGTGCATTTCAGTTCTTAAACGAGGACGTGATTAAAACGGGAAAAATGCTGCTTGCAGACTGCCGCTTAGGTGGTAGCGATTTTGCGCATACAGACCCAGAGTTTAAAATAGGCCTGTGTACCAAAATGGTAGGTTTTTTTAAACCTAAAATGGTTACGGAGGTAAAGGAAGTATAAGCGATTCTATAGTGTCTGGCGATAGTTTCGCGCAAGAATTGAGAAGAGGAAACGCGCTTATAAGAGGCGCGTTTCCTTTTATAGAGCCAGAAAAGCTAGACCTTAAAACATGGTCGCACAGGTACAACGAGGCAAAATGGCTCGAAGACCGAAGAACGAAAGAATTAATCTCACTACTACACGCTACAAAACCTTTTTAAAATGGCACAGCAAAAAACAGAATGGGTACTTGAGCTTAAGGATTTAATGTCCCGCAAGCTAGACGGTGTCGATACTGACGTTTTAAAACTGCAAAAGCACTTTAAAAAGCTGGTCCACGAGATAGAGACACCAGACACCAGTGGGTTAGATAAAATTAAACAGTCTACTGGCGAAAACGTTGCAATTATGGGCGATGCCCAGGGCGCAGCTTTGGAGTTCTTTGGCGCGCTCGCTTCGGGAAACGCAGTAGCCGCAAGCGCATCTATACGCGCGCTTGCCGGTAGCTTTGTAGAGTTAAAGGTAGCGGCTATGGCGTTTATAGCATCGCCGATAGGTATTGCTATTGCCGCACTTGCAGGGATAGGATTTGCAACCCAGCAATGGGTAAAATTTAACCAGGCAGCGGCCGAGGCAAATGTGCAGGTAAAAGGCATCACAAATGCCGCCGATGGCGAGCTAAGCGGTTTGCGCGTGCGTGCGGAAGCACTTGCAGAAACCTTTGGTGGCGACTGGACAGAGCATTTAAAAACCGTTACCTCTTTGCAAAAGGGTTTTGAGATCACTAGCAAAGAAGCCTTTGACACCTACACTCTGGGCATGGTGCGCGGTGGCGCGCAAAACGAGGAGTTTGCAAGCTCTATCCGCGAGTACCCAAAACTCTTTAAACAAGGCCAGTTTAGTGCGCAAGAATTCTTGAGCATGATAGAGAACTCACAGGCCGTAGGTGTCTGGTCAGATAAGTTGCCTGACGCTATAAAGGAATTTGGCCTGAGCGTTCAAGAGCAAACGTTACCAGCAAAAGAAGCCCTTGAAAACGCCTTTGGCAAAAAGTTTACAAATGAGATTTTTACAGGCATAAGAGACGGCTCGCTGTCCACACGTGATGCACTTGCCATGGTAAGTGCCGAGGCTAAAGTCACAAGCTTGGACACGCAAAAACAAGCACAGCTCACCGCCGATCTATTTAGAGGCGCTGGTGAAGACGCAGCAGGATTTGCCGAGGTCATAAAAATTGTAGACCAATCACTTAATGGCGAGACTATAGCACTTTCAGGGCTAGAACAAAAGTTAAGCGATGTGGCTAATCAAAATAATAGGCTAAAAGAAGCCCAGGCAGAGGCACTAGAAAGCGATAGTTATAAAGTATTTGCGACCGAAGTTTCTAGCGTTTGGAAAGAGTTACAGATAGGTTTTTACGATTTTATAAGCGGCATAACGCAAGGAATAAACAACTTCTTGCTTATAGCCCGTGGTGCAGTGGACGGTTTTACAGAGGCTTTTAGCAGTCGCATAGCCAGCATAAAAGCGTTTATAAAAGAGCTCGCCGTAGAGATAGCCGGTGTGGTAAATGCGTTTAAAGGTGCTGGTGATATATGGACTGCATTTAAAGAAGATGGTTTTGGCGCAGCTGCAAGTGCCGCAAAGAACTGGAAAAACAACATGGTAAAAGAAGTCACCGATGTTAAGGTGGCTATGGCGGCACCCTTAAGCAATGGTAAGGGCGACTTTTTAAATGGCTTTACAAATTCCATTATTGCAAACGGTAAGAAAAACGCTGCTACCGTAGAGGCTTACAATGCTGAGCAAGCACTGCTCGCAGGTACAGCAACACCTACAGGCGGCACGGGCGTCACAGGTGGCATGGTCAAGCCGGCTACACCTACTGGCGCGCTAGGTATAAATGGTAATAGCAGCAGTGGTCGTGTTATAAACATGACGCTCGACATAAAAAACACTTTTAATGTTATAGAAGGAAAAGCAGCCGACATGAACAGAATGGCGGATGAGTTTATAGGCATAGTCGTAGATAGATTAAGAGACAGCGCAATAGCAATGAATTAAATGGATAGGTTACAATTAAGAGCGCGAGAGAGCGAACAGTTTGCAACACCTGACAGCAGGTACACTAGGCTAGGCAGCGCGGTGCAGTTTGCCATGACCTTTGAGGGCGGCAGCTACCTTGTCTACGATGATTTAGGTGTGCTTTCGCGAAAGCAATACAACGCATTCTTACTGCCTGTAACAGCCACTGCGGACATAAGAAAGTCTAAACGGCGATTGCGTGTTCTGGAACACACAGAGCAGTACTTGCCTACCAGCTGGCTCATAGACATACGCGGTCTTATTTTTAACGACCCCGAACGCAGCGATTTCCCAAAGGCTCACGACCAAAAGCGTCAAATTATGCTTTGGGATCAAATAGCCGACACCATACAAGTTAGCGGTCAGGGATTTAATGATTTGGACATAAGCGAAATTGAAATTGTAGAGATAGCATTTGGACAGATCGTTGGAAGACCCGACCAGATACCATTTGCCATACGCGCAGAATCACATAGGCCATACGAGGCCACAACAGGCACAAGCAATGGTTAAGAGCATGAACGCACGCATAACGATAACAGCAGCAGGCAACAAGCCTGTGGTGCTGCGCATGCCCGAAGCTGTGCGCATAGAAAGCAGCTGGCGCATGCTTACCGATACGGCGACGGTAACACTACCACGTCGCGCCCTTGCTCAAATGTTTGAACTAAACGACCCCACGCAACTGCGCAACATTTTCCCTACAGGTGCCGCCATAGTCATAGAGCTGGGATTTAACATGCAGTACACCACGGAGTTTACAGGCTACATTGTAAATGTGAGCGATGAGCTGCCATTTACCATAAGCTGCGAGGACGCGATGTGGCTACTCAAGCGCGAGAAAGTAAACGTGGTCACGCGCACAACCTACCTGCCAGATTTTATTAAGAGCATCACTAAACATAAAGTAAAAGCGGTGGCACCTTATACCTTAGGTCCTTTGCGATTTGCAAACACGACCGCGGCCCAGGTGTTGGAATTTATACAAGAAAAATTTAAGCTCTACAGCTACATGGACAACGGCGAACTTGTGGTGGGCGAGATTTATGCAGACGATACGCTGGTAGAACCGGTAGACATAAACTTAGATTTTGCTACTGGCAATAATCTGGCTTACGAAGATCGTGAAAACGAGCCCATAAAGGTTACAGCCGTGAGCACACTAAGCACAGGCAAGAAGCTAGAAGTTACCGTAGGCGATACTGACGGTGTGGAGCAGCGTGTTGCGCACTATAACATTACCAGCCCTGCAGAACTAAAGAAACTTGCGCAAGAAGATTTAAGAAAATTTAACGTAAACCGCTACACAGGCCACTGTGAGGTGTACGGCGACACCGTGGTAAAGCATGGTTTTAAAGTTAATTTGAGCAGTGAGCTCTACCCTGAGCGCGATGGTTTGTACTATTGCGATAAGACCGTTGTATATTTTGACAGCACACCACTCTACCGTAGAGAGGTGGGCATAGACGAGCTGGTAAGATCATGAGCAACAAAGGCAGCAACATAGACGCTTTTAACGCACTGCTCAAGGAGCGCACCAGCGAAGCCATACCCATGACGTTGCGTCGTGTGGTGGTGACAAGCGTGGACTGGGAAGCTAAGACCATGGATGCAACAGATTTTATAGACGGTTTGGAACACTTGGACATACGGCTAGGTTTGGGATTTATGAACGTTCGGCCAGCAATAGAATCACTTGCACTTATAGCCATGATAGGCAAGGAGCAAGTAGACACATTGCTAATAGACTGTGAAGCCGTAGAGCAGATAGAGTTTCAGGATTTAACCGGGTTTAAACTAGATTTAAATGAGGGTAAAATGACGTTAAATGGAGATGCATTTGCAGGACTTGTGAAAGGACCCGAGCTTAAAAAGCAAGTAGACAAAAACACTGCAATTTTAGAAAAAATACAGCAGGTTTTTAACAGCTGGACACCGATACCTAGCGATGGCGGTGCCGCGTTAAAAGCGCAGGTAACACAATTTACAAGCTTGCAAAGAGCAAACTTGAGCGACATACAAAACGAGAACATTAAACATGGCTAAGGACTACCTTATAGACACCTACGGCAACTTTGTTATTGAAAACGGCGATTTTGTCGTGGGCGATAGCGAGTTGCAAGAAGTGGCCGAAATTATAGAGTCGCACCCTGGGGAATGGAAAGAAGATCCGGTGATAGGCTGTGCGCTCACAACGATGTTAAAGAGCAATTTTGACCCGATACGCATCGAGCAGAAAATAAAGAACCACCTAACCAGAGACGGCAAGGACTATGAGAATTTTAAAAACAATATAACATTTACCTAAATGCTCGATATTCTATACCCCATTATAACAGAAATAATTATAGCTATTGTAGCCTTGCTCACACTGTGGCTGCAAAACCGCAAGAGTAAGGCAGACTTGCTTAGTGCCATGAGCCAAAAAAATACAGAGATAGAGGGCCTAAAAATTGCTAACAACGGCCAGATCATGGAGCAATACCGCTCTGCAATGGCAGATTTGGACACGTTTTATAAAAACAAGCACCAGCACCTGGACGAGGACTACAAGCGGCGGCTCGATGACACTAAAGAAGACTATCACAGGCGCATTGCGAGCATTAAAGAGCTCAACGACGAGAAGTACAAGCAGCTGGAGCGCAACATTGCAGGCCTTAAACGGCAGGTAGACGGGTGGAAAGAAAAGTACCAGCAGCTTAAAGCGGCATTTGACATTTATAGGGAAAATCACAAATAACAATGACTATCACAGCAGCACATACCAGCCTTATAGACATAGCCGTAGCGACATACGGCCGTGCGAGTGCGGCCGTGCAGCTGGCCATTGTTAATGATATTGCTACCAGTGCAACCATAGCACTGGGCACGCAGCTGCAAGCCATACCGGGAGCGCGGTATGAGCTGGCACCGTTTAAGAGCTACAGCAGCACCAGAACCGCGCAGCAGCAGGTGTTTATAGCCGCAAACCAGTCGCTGTATGACATCGCGATACAAGAGCACGGCAGCGCAGCCGCAGCAGTATATATAGCCATTGCAAACGACCGCAGCATAAGCGCGGCACTTACAGCGGGCGCGACCCTAAACACCACAACGGTGCAAGTGCTGAGGCCACAGCTGGTGGCCGCATTTAAGCGCGACGGCTATGTGGTTGCAACCGCAGCAACAAGAGAATTAAGTATAACACCACAGGCAAACGGCTACGTACAGCCGGGCTATGTGCTTAACGGATACGTAAGACTATGATAAAATACAGAAGAGATCAAAACCAAGACTTGACCCCAGACGAGGTTGACGACAATTTTAAAGAGCTAAATGAGCGTGTGGTCTATTTAGGCACGTTCGCGACATTAAACGCCTTAAACACCGCACACCCAACGCCTGCAAATGGCACGTATGCCTTTAGCACCGACCGCACAACGCGGTGGAATAGAATAGAGGGACAATGGCAAATCGAGAGCTTAGGCAACGCAGAAAGCGCACCGCAAGAGCTGTACCAAAACATAAATGAATTAATTAATGCACAAGCTACACAGTCAGGCGACACCTTGTATTATGTAGGTGATGCAACGCAAGACCCCGCGGTTGTGGCTCGCGGTACGGTAGATGCTTATTACATTTATTCGGGGCAAGCAAACGGGCTTTTAAGTGACTATATGTTGCAGCCTGTAAATGCTTTTGCACCTGTTGTTTTAGATGCAGGTCAAAACATCACTATTGTAAATGACGTTGTAGACGTTAAAATACCACCTTTTGAAATTGTTAGTGCTATTTTAGGTACTACTGGTTTAGGTTCATCTCACATTGCTATAGACTCACAGGGTAACGTTTACACTGCAAATGTTAGTTCAAACAACGTAACTAAAATTACACCTGCTGGCGTATCAACAATTTTAGGGACTACAGGTTTAAGTCCAAGAGGTATTGCTATAGATTCATTGGGTAATATTTACACTGCAAACTTTAATTCAAAAAATGTAACCAAAATTACACCCGCTGGCGTATCAACTATTCTAGGAACTACTGGCACAAGACCAAGAGCAATTGCAATAGATTCATCGGGCAATATTTACACTGCAAACCGAGATTCAAACAACGTAACTAAAATTACACCTGCTGGCGTATCAACAATTTTAGGGACTACAGGGTCAACTCCATTTGGTATTGCTATAGATTCATTGGGTAATATTTACACCGCAAATATTGATGTAGACAATGTAACCAAAATTACACCCGCTGGCGTATCAACTATTCTAGGTACTACTGGTTTAAGTCCATATGACATTGCAATAGATTTACAAGGTAATATTTACACCACAAATGCTGACTCAGAGAATGTAACCAAAATTACACCCGCTGGCGTATCAACTATTTTAGGTACTACTAGTTTAAGTCCAAGAGGTATTGCTATAGATTTACAAGGTAATATTTACACAGCAAATCTTAATTCAAACAACGTAACTAAAATAACACCTGCTGGCGTATCAAGTATTTTAAGCACTACAGGTTCAAATCCACAAGGGATTACCATAGATTTACAAGGTAATATTTACACTGCAAACCAAAATTCAAACAACGTAACTAAAATTACAATAGACACTAGAAGAAATCTAGCAATAGACGACGCTGGTAATATTGTAAGAACTGATTTACCAGAAGAGATAACAGCCGTTTCACAGCTAGAAACTGACATCGTAAAAGGCGCTAGTTATTTTAATGATTTTGATGGGTTTTTAAGTCCAAGCACAAACGACGGTAATTTCTTTGCGCAAGGCGCAGGCGGTGGTGTTATCGGTTTAGAGAGCGACGGAGCATTTGACGAAGATGATGTTTTAATATTAAGATGTACGGCTTTAATGGGTTCCAGAGCTGCGTTTTTCAATATAAACACCACAACAGTTGCTTATAAAAACATAGAATACATGGTTAAATTGAGAGTGGCTAATTTAGCAACAACAGAAAACAAATTTTTGTTTATGTATGGTCGCGCAAGCACCGCAGTAATATCAAGTTCGACCACTTGCTATGGATTTATTTACGATAAAGCAGGGGGCTATTTAGGAACGGCAAGCGACAACTGGTTAGCAGTAACAAGAAACGGCTTAAACTCAACAGTAGTAGACACTGGTATTCCTGTAATTGATTCAGCGTATGTACGGTTAATGATTAAATATACACCCAATAGCATAGCGTATTTCATTAATGGCGTTTTAGTCGCCACAATCACCACAAATATAAATACAAGTACGGGGCATGACATTCTTGCAATTCAAAAAACGGCTGCGGGTACGACTAACCAAGATGTTTTTATTGACTATTATTCAAGAACTCAAACCAAAATAACACCACGTATTTATGACAACTAGATACAAGCAAACAATAGGCAACACTACGCAAATAAACGAGGTTAAGCCCACAACAGGAACGTTCGAGACAATCACTTTGCTAGAGCCACCAGTAGAAGTGCCTAGCACGGTAACGGCAATACAGTTTCTTGCGCAGCTATCATTTGAGGGCATAACGCAATCACAAATAATCGCAGTTATAGACACGCTGTCAGAGCCTAATAAGACACTAGCACGAGTGAGCTTCCTTAGAGCCGGAACCTTTGACCGCAGCAACGCGCTCATGTCTTTAGTTGGTCAGGCATTCGGCAAATCCGAGTTAGAGATGGATGAAATTTTTATAAAAGCCAATAAATTATAATGAAAAAAATAAGCATAGGCGGCTTTACAAATCGTGAAGCCTTTAAAAAGCAGCCGTTTTGGTTGCTAAAAAATGAGCCTGAGACCTTGCGTAAGCACGAGCAAATTTTATTGAATGGAATGCGTCATACAGGGTGCGATATTGCTGCTCTAGGTACATTCTCAATAGCCTTTGCTTACTTTGTCGAAAACCCAACGCAATACGACGGTGCAAGTGGCGATGTAGAGCTGCACAAAGTACACGGCTACACGTATGACATAGGTGCAATCATGCACGACTACTTAGACGCTGTGAACTACACCACGTCTATTGAAAAGATAAGAACCGCAGACAAGGTGTTGTTTAAGGTAATGGAACAGCTAGGCGATAGCACTTATCACATAGACAAGCGCGCAGCATTGCTCTACATAGCCGCGCCATTTAGGTACTTAAACAGCAAATACATAAGCAAGCGACAAAGCACAACCGCACCGTTTAATGATGCTAAATTTGCTCAATATATTGAAGAATATACTAACGGCTACACGTTCAACTACAGCCGCATACGCAAGGTGCTGGCTGGTGTTGTGGTACTTTTAGTTGCTTTGGGTTGGACTGATGCTTATAAACTCATTTTAAAATTTATCTAATGGCAAGAACTCTCGACCAAATACAACAGTCCATCATCGCCGCAGTCGCCGCCTCGCAAGAGCTCTCGCCCTTGCAGGCGTTAACTGTGACAGAGCTTGAGCAGCTGCAACCAGACAGCACAAGCCGTGTGGCGCAATGGCGCAAGCTGGTGCATGCAATGGCACTGAGCCAGCACGATCTAGAGGTGCTTATGGAAGCCGCCTTTGCACGTATGGAGCTGCTTATTGCCTCGCAGCGCGTGGCGACGGTGGCATGGTGGCAAGAGACTATACTGCGGTTTCAATTTGGCGCAGTGGCAGACGGCAATGGTAACTACAACAACAGCGCACTCACCGTTGCACAAGTAGACGCCATGAAGGTGTTTAAATATGCAGCGGTCACCAGAACCGTTGAGAGCACCAACATCATAATGCGTGGTAAAGTCGCCAAGCTCGCAGGCGATGTGCTGGTAGCCGTAAGCGCGGCAGAGCTTGCCGCAGGCCAGGCATTTGTAAATGCAAACACACCAGCAGGCAGCATCACGCGTTTAACCACGGGCTCAGGCGATCTTATTAAGCTGGTGATTGAGATACATTTTGACCCACAGGTGCTGGACAGCGACGGCAAGCGGCTGGACGGCACTGGTGACAGTCCTGTAGAAGATGCAACACGCGCCTTTTTACAGCGCATAGAGTTTAACGACAGCTATGTAAGAGCGTACCACACAGACGCTTTACAGCGTGTGCCCGGTGTTAAAATACCTGTAATAAGAGAAGCGGCTAGCAAATATGCGCTGCATGATTATACGACCACAACCGTCGCAAATGCGGGGGTAATAGACCAGATACGCGTTGCGGACAGCGGCTATTTTATTATCGACAATGCGGAATTTATCATAACCTACCTGCCGTATGAATAGCGCGTTATTTGACACTGACTTTAAAAAGTTAGGCACGGAACATATACGCGTTAAGCATCGCGACAGCAACCAGCGGCCGCTCATGGATGCACTTATGACCCCTATGGAGTGGTTAGATGGTTACTTTGCACGCTTTCGCGAAAGCGAGTTCTACAGCCTACAGCACAACTACACAAAAAGCAGCATAGAGAAAGTGCTCAATGATGCATTTGACAACACCGCACGGCGTATATATATAGACAATGTAGAGCCACAGGTGCAGCTTTATTTGTACGAGCCGGGAGACGACAGGCCTGTTTATTTGTACGAGCCTGCAGACGATCAGCCCGTTTACTTGCGAGAGCTAAGCGCGGCAGACCTGGGCGCGATAAACTTTGTGGTGTACCTGCCCAACCCCATAAGAAGCACCACCACCGCGGCACGCACAAGGCAAGACACGCTTATAAATGCCGCCGTAAATAAATTTAAAGATCACTCTAAAAATCACACACTATTATGGATCAGCTAATAATATCAGACACAGGCTTCCCGCTTGACAACGAGACACTAAGACGTTTACAAGACGGCTATAGGCCACCATTTGAGGCCGTGGCTGCAGCCATGGGCGACTTTACCATAGTAAAAGGTGTTATTAATAATGGCACAACCATAACCGCAGGATGGGCTGTTTTTAACGGCGAGTTGCTGCCCGTACTTGCCGGTGCATCGCAGCCTAATTTAGAGCTGCTTGTAGAGGTTGTGACGTTAAACTATGACAATGGTAGCACCACGGCACTGCCAGCCTATGAGCGCAGGGTGTTGCGGCCAGCGCCATCTAATGGCACGCCCTTAAGTCAGTTCAGGCGGCTTAACCCATTGCGCGACACAGGCAATTTGACGTTTATAGGCAGGGTCAGTACGGTCTTTGTCCCACAAAGCGCAAATGCTAGCGCCAATGTGTCTTACGGCGGCATACTAAACTTTGAGCGCATTGTGCAAAGCGGCCGCGTGTGGTTCAAGGTGACCATACCAGACCCTGGTAGCGACTATGTGCCGCTGGTTAACAAAGCGAACTATGGCGTAGGCAGCAACAGCCTGCCATTTCTGATTACTACCGTAACACGCACGTCGTTCTTAATCGTGCCGCTAGACGTTGCCAATACAGATTTTTACAGCGATCAATTTACCATAAACATCATACAATGAAATACTTACTAAAACGCGAAGTAGAGAAAGTTATCGCACTGTTAGAGCTCAGCGACAATGTGCCAACACCAGAGGGATTTGAGGTTATAACGAAAGAAAATTACGACCTAGCCATTGCGCTACTTGCCGTAGACGGGTTCTTGACGTTTAACGAAAACACGCTCGTTTTTAGCGCAAATAAAGACCTCACCTCACAGATCAGTGCATCGCAATTAAGACGAGGTCAGCGCGCACAGCTGCTCGCCTGGGAGCAGGAACTAGAGTTGATGGCCAATCTAGAGGAAGATACAATAGCCCTGCAGGAAGCCTTTACTGCATTGAAGACTGCTTATTTAGGGACTTAATTGTTTTTAAACTAATAGTTTCTTAAACCTAATTTAAAAACCATTTAAACTACTTTTAAAAGTAGTTTAAATGGTTTTTTGTGTACAATTCTATTTGCATTTGAGTACAATTCTATTTGCCGATTATAAGTCTATTGCAATACTTATTGGACTTAAACCTGTAGTACCTAGAATAGTCGATACACCAGCAGGTGTTATCTTAGTTACATTGTTTG